GTGATGGCATGGAAAGCCTGCGCCATGACTGGCAACTCAACGGCTTTTTGCTCGGCGCTCATGCGGTCGCCAATGTCTTTGAATGCTTCTCGTTGACCTGGATACTTTGCGGTAAGCATAGAAAGGCCAGATGCTGACGGCTTTGCAAAGTACGCCTTTACGTCATCCGCATATTGCATCTTCAGATCAGCCGCCGCCTGATCCTTTTTCTGCTGATCTCGGTAATCCCCATACTCGCCGAGCGCCTTACCAAGGCCAGAAAAAGACTGGCTCAGATCAATCTGAGGCATCGCAGCCATATAGTTGACAGGTTGAACCATTAGAACATCCCCGCTGACATTGCTTTAGCACCGACGTTCATAAGCCCAAGAACGTCACCGAATGTCTGGCGAGCAACACCGCCTTTGGCCAACTGCCCACCAGCCAATGCAGCGCCTCGATCAGCAAGCAGTGCGCCGATGTTTGACGCGTTTTGCATGCCTGCCGATGCTTGACCCGCCGCTGACGCTTGCCCGATCTGGGTCAATCCGCCTAGCTTTGAATACTGGTCATTGATGACTTGAGCCAGCAAATCAGGGCGGAATTGCATCAGCGCAGATTGCGTGTTGCCACCACGAAGACCGCCCGTCGCCGATGCGTTTTGCAGCATGGCGTTTTCACCTTGACGCAAAAGCGATGTGAACATCGGCGATTGTTCAAGTTGTGAGATCGCGTCTTGCTGCGCTTGTTGACCTCCAAGGCCAATCAAAGCACCTTGTTGGCCGATTGCTTGATTGCCTGATGTCACGTAAGGCGACATCAACTCAATCAGGGTGTCAAACTGGCGTCGCTGCTCGGCAATGGCCTGATCTGACGCACCAGCCTGAATTTGTGCTGCACGTTCAGCGGCCTTGCCTTGTTGCTTGGCTCCGGTAATCCCGCCAATCGTGTCACCAATGAAGTCACCGATTTTGCTCATATTCTTCCTTTGTCATTCCCAAAATGTGGACCCCACGCACAACCCCAGCCGTTGTCAACGCGTTGCGCTTAAAGCCCTCTTTTTGGAAGCCGATCTTTAGGCAGTGATTCACAACAGAATCAAGCCCTTCAATGATATTGGCCGTCACTCTCATAACGCCTTTTGAGAATGCCCAGTCAAGAAACAACCAAGCAAATACACGGGAAGATTCAATCGCCTTTTTCGTCAAGAATGCGTGGACTTCAATCTCAAAAACCGAGAACCTTATCGCAAGGTACGCGCCCATGAACTGACCATCTCGCCATGCTGACAAGTAGGTCACAAGAGGATGATGGATTGGCGCGAATTCTTGCCCATCACGGGCAACACGACGGATGAACGGATCAGCATAGATGAGCGACAAATGCTCATCCGTAATCCCTTCCGTCAATTCGCAATCACCGACGCGCATCACACCACCAAACAGGTTGCATGAGCCGCCGGTAGCTCGAAACTCGGCGGCCCATTGTATCCGGCAAACAGGAAACACCGCAAGACTAAGCGCCAATGTCTCCACGAGCAATCAGGTAGTCAAGCAACGCCTTCACACGCTCCGCAAGCTGTGCGGTTGTGACGGTCGCTGTGTCGAATGTGGTCTTTGTCGCTGTGCCAGTTGGGGCACCCCATCCCGTAGACTGAGCAACAGGCGTGGCGCCATGCAGTCCCAGCAACGAACTAGAGCCATCGTCTGTCACTTCAATGGTTGCGGTGGGAACAAGTCCAGAAAACAGCGAAATTGAGCCGCCGTTTGTTTCTCCCGCTCCCGATGTCAGATACAGATTGCCGCCCGTCGATCCGCCGCCCGCCGTGGCGTTCCCGGCATTGAGATAGACAGACCCGCCCGCACCACCAGAACCAGAAGCCTCGCCGCCGACTACGTTGAAATCACCGCCAGTCGATACACCAGTGCCAGCCGTGAAATAGAACTGCCCACCCTGCCCGCCATCGCCTGCGTAGACGTTGACAGAGCCGCCAAAACCAGAGCCAGAGTCGCCCGCAGAAATCTCCACATCGCCAGCAGATCCAGAGCCAAAGGCTGTGCCTCCATTGATCTGCACGGCGCCGCCTGTTGATCCGTCTCCGCCATCAATGACAACAGCGCCGCCAACAGCAGACGCGCCGCCATTACCGCCAGCTAGAGCAAGCTGCCCACCGTTGTAGATGGCTCCGATTGCGTTCTGAGCCTTGACCGTCATCACACCGCCGTCACTTGTCGCACTAGGCGCAAGCGGTTGCACAGTCATATTCAGCGCAGACCCCGTGATGTTCGGTGTCAACGCTACAGTAAATGACCCTCCGGCTCCGCCATCTACCGCTGAAATGTTTGAGCCAGCGGCAAAAACGCGTTCATTGACCAGATCACCGGATGCTAATATAGCAAGATATGAAGGTGCCCTTAGTGATGCTGTTTCAGATAGGGCCTGAGTTGCGTCAGCTTGTGCTGCATCGGCATCTAATTGCGCAGCATCGGCGGCATCTTGGGCTGCATTGATGGCGTTGATGACGTCAATAGACAGACCATTTTGCAACGCCTCATAGGCCCTCACTGCGCGAGGATTAGGCCCAAAGATGCGGGCGATTTCCTCTCGTGTCAGTCGGGGGATCAGAGAGTTTTCGAGAGCCATTACACCCCCAACGGTTCAATGCGAGCCTCTAAGCGAGCAAAAGCAACCGGGCCGGTATCTGCACCCCTGAACCGCTGAATGCGGTATTGACGCATCATGCCTTGATGAGCCCACCAAACGCGGTTTTCGTATTGGCCCATCTTGCCAGCCGCTGCGGATTGCTCTTGGCTCCATGTCAAACCGTCATTGGAGTACGAAGTCCAGACGACAGGATCGGCACCAGACATGGTTCGGCCTGGGAGCGAGATCAACTCCAACTCATGAAAGATAGCGCCCATCGACTCGTTATAGATGCACTGAGTGGAGAACTCCCATCCTACAGGCTGGCTCCAATGATCGTCAGTTGCTCGGGTCAAGTATCCGATCTTGTCCGATGTTGGGTCTCCCACGATCCACTTGTCATGGGCCCAAACAGCATGAATTGCCAGATATTGACCTTCACCATCGGTTGACGATGACTTGATCGACCATGCGGGAGTTTCCAGCGCAGCCGATGCGTTGACGTCATACTGTAGGCACTTGTCCGGCAGATGGATCAACAAAAGTTCGTGTTTCTTGTGGACACGAGATTCAACGACCGCATCAGCCAGTTGCGACTCTGTGTACCCCTCAAGAATCGTATCAATCTCACGGGTGCTGATTGGTACACTAGCGCCACCGTTGATGAGGTAGACGCCGGGGGCCTCATTGCGGCCAGAACCAAGGAATGCAAGCGTCCCAGCAAGCGGGCAGAACGTGTGCGTTCCGATTGCGCCGCGCATGACCTGAGCGCCATCAACGCGCTGGAATGGGAATCCTGATCCGCCGATGTTCTGAAACACTTCCGTCGTGTACCGGTTCAGCGCATAGACCTCACGCGTCAGCTTTGCCATGCCCTTCACTGGATCTGGGTCGGCTTCAGATGATCCGTACTTGACTGGATCAACGCTTGTTGGGTCATTCAACTCCGTGACAACGAGGAATTCCCCATCCGTGGTCATGAAGTACCCGTCAACGAACAACACATCCAGCACAGTGCCTAGATCGGGGTCCGTCACTTGCGTAAGGGCCGATCCATTCCAGTAGAACAGATTGCCGCCAGACGCGATAGCCATCCGATCAAAGCTGTAATCCATCGAAACGGGGCCAGTTCCGCCGACATCACCCAACACAGTGACCAGCCCAGAACCAGACACAGAAACCAGCTTTGTACCTGACACTCGGTAGCAAACGCCATTCCAGACAATCGCCCCACGGTCAGATCCTTGGCCTGTTGCCATCTGCACAATTCCCTCATCAGAGCACAGATACCCCTGCGAAATGCCTTGTTGCTTTGGCACCGCAGTTAGGTTGATCGGATAGGCCGTGCGGAAGTCCGCCGACATATCAGAAAAAACGCCCTGAATGATTGGAATTTGCATGACTTAGACGTTCTGCACTTCGTAAACAAACGAGACGGTCAGATCATCGGCGGTCGCGTCAAACTTCTTTTCAACGCGGGCAATGCGCGTGACAGCTTCGGCGCGGTTTTCTGTGCTGACGGTTGTTTGCATCATGATCGGTCCTTAGCCAAGGCGATACCAGCTAGACAGCGTGGCATCATATTTCAGTCGGAAGTAGGCATTAGCTGCCATCGTGGTAGGGGAGCCATTGGCGGCAGTCGCGCCATTGAGCGAGACAGTCAAGGTCGTGATGGCCTGAGTCGTGGAGACGATGACCTCTTGCCCATCTGCCAGCGTAGCCATGGCAGGCAAAACAACCGTCCCGGCAGCATAACCAGCCACAGGCGTCAGCAACAGCCACACGTTATTGCCGTCAACAGATGGCGCAACGGTCACAGAAAATCCGGTTGCAGCCGGTGCGCTGTATTGCGTCTCGATTTCGCCATCCGTAGCGATCTGATTTGCCAATGCAGTCATGACCACATCGAACGGAGCGAGCCGGTAATCTTGGGCCGATGAACTCCAGATCATGAACAGATCCGAAGTGCTAATGCTTGTGACGCGAGATAGGCTCATGGTCTGATCCTGAACGGTAGTTGTGCTTCTGGCTCCTGAACCTCGACAGGCTCAGACATGAATTGTTCGTTGCGTGTTGGCTTGTTGCCTGCACCGCGCGGCATAGTGTGCGGCAATTGCATCTCAGGCATTGACACGCCGTATTTCGTCAGGATGGACTGATACGCTTGATGCGCGATGACTTTCAGATCCTGACTCGGAACCTTGCCAATGCTTGACCCAAGACGCAATCCTAGATTGCTGTAGACAGCTTCCGCGCACTGATTTGGAATGCCGCTGTCTTGGTCTAGGTCGCTCTCAGACGGGCTAGATGGCATCAGATAGCCAATGCGAAGGCCGCGAGCCTCCCATGTAGCCATCATGGCGTCTAACTTCCTCAGTGCTGCCTGTTTCTGATCTGGCGATAGATTGAAGACATAGCCGGACAAGCCAATTGTTCCGAACGCATCATCAACCAATTGGCGTTTTGTCCATCCCATGTCAGTTTCCTAGGCTTGCTTCAGCGATCAGGCGAGACAGCTTTGCATCAGACGTGCGTCCATCAAATTTGATGCCAATCTCTTTGGCGCGTGATTCCAGCGATTCGCGTGACTCTTGCTCGACCACATCGGGAGCAACGTCAACAACCACTGGCTTTGGATTGTCGTGCGACTCAATAGCCTCTGGCAATGAGGAAAACCAGCCATAAGCCACAGCATCAGCATGTGACGCATCATCAGCGACTTGCAAAACCTTGAACGTGCCCCCTTGTCGCGGCAGATCGCCAGGGCACTTGAACACGATGCACGGGAATTCCATTGATCTCTCCAAATGGGGCCGAGCGAACCCGGCCCCTATTCATCAGCTAATGCGGTAGGTGACGAATGTATCGGTTGCAGTCTTGCGAGTGCGGAAACGGCCAGATGTCACGGTTGCGACAGCGGCAGTACCGACCAGCGTGTGACCAGATGCGGCAGTCACAGTGAACGCGTTAGCGCCAGTTGCGATCACAGTCCAGTCAACAGAGTCACCAACTGCCCAGTTGGCAGCGGCTTCCATCACAGCACCAGTTGGAACAGTGCCAGCCACAGCGGCAGCGGTGGTCGATGTCACGATGCCGCCCAAGATGGCAGCAGCAGACACAGCACCAGTCACGTTCACTGCAACAGGGTCAGGCTGATAGCGTTGGTTGTACAACTGAGATTTGACGACAGGAGCGACGCCAATCTCGTAGTACACAGGAGCCGCGCCAGCTTCAATGATGATGGTCGCGCCGGATGCGTAAGCACCGAACACGGTTTGTTCATCTTCCACTTCACCCAAGACCGAAACAGACTCAGGATAGTTGGGATAGCCGACTTGGCGGGAAACCTTGGCTTTGCCGACTGTGTAGACAGCAATGCTTTCGGTTGCAGGGATGGTCACCTCTACGGTGCCGTTTGGATAGACGATGTTCGTCATGATCAATTCTCCAAAATCGTTGCGAAACAGGGGCCGAAGCCCCCGTTATCAGGCCTGACCGAACAGGAACAAGCCCATCATTTCCGGCTGTTTGGCGCACACACCGAATCGTGTGTCAACACGGAACTTGGTCTTGAGTGTGTTGATGTCGAATTGCTTCGTCATCACGATCTCAATACCTTGGTCGGTTGTGAAGCGCATCACAGCGGCACCAGCGGCGTCAGGCACGGCGTAACGACCGGGCAGCAACTCGATTGCGTCTTTGTGCCAGAACGGGTTAGCAGCGGCAGCAGTTGTGTTCAGGAACACCAGAGCCGAGTTCGATGCCTTGGTGTTGATGACGCAGTTTTGATACTGCAACTCGGCATCAGTGCCACCTTGGCCGGTGATCATCGGAGGGCTGATGGTCATTGTGGTAGACGAATCCACCGAGATGACGCGGAACGACTTCAACTGACCAGTGTCTTGCTTGGTGATCTGATGCACAGAATCCAAAGTAGCAACCGTGAACGCATCACCAGCGGCCACGTTGGTGGTGCTCGAAACGGTGATGGTTTGGTAACGGTTGTCGACGTTGGAAACTTCACCAGTCGCCGAGGTTGATGTGGCCTTGGGGGTGTAGTAGTTGCCACCAGCGTCCAAAGTGGACATGGTGATGCCAGCACCTCCAGCAGCCGCAGCGATACGACGCGAGTTGTCCATCTTGAAGGTCTCGAAAGACGCGACACGACCGACATACGCTTGTTCGTATGCGTTGGTTGGCTTGCCTGTCATGGTTGAACGGCTTGCCAAGTTAGCGGCCATACCGTTGTAATCACGAGTGGACAAAGCCAAGTAGCGATCCATGCCAGGAACGCCGATTTCGTTGAACACAGCCTCAGCCAGCGCAACGTCATCGAAGCCAGTAGCAGCGGTTGTGCGCTTGATTACATGCGCGCCTTGCAGGGCAGCGACGTTCATCACGGCGACGTTGATGTCAGAAGACAGCTTATCGCGTGCAGCTTGACCCAAGCGACCCTCTTGCAGGGCATCGCGCAATTCGGTTGCGCTCATCACCCAAGCGGAGTGCTTTTGGTAGCCGATGGTTGCAGGCACAGTCAACTGTGTTGCGTCATCGAAGTTGCCGGTTGCATCGGTGCCGTCGTGAGACTGCATGATGTACGGCTGCGGGCGCCACATCACATCGTTTGTGCGCTCCATCGTGGTTTGATCGGTTTGGTAAACCGAAACGTTCTTCGACAGAACTTGGTTGTCTGCGAAGCCTTCGCACAATGCTTCCCAAGCATTGCGCTCTTCCTTAGAAAATGCGTTAGACATGATTGCCTTTCAAAAACAGGTTACTTACCCTGCGCCTTCAGCTTCGCTTTGTAGGCAACGACCTTTGAAATGTCGCCTGTACGCGAAGCCTCTTCACGCAGCTTTTCCAGTGTTGCATCCGATCCTTGAGTACTTGCCGATCCACTGATTCGGCGCTCAGGAGGGGGTGCGGTCTTCCGGGGTGTGACGTTCACTTTCTTCTCCAGTTCTCGTGCCTTGATGGCAAACAAGATAGGGTCAGTCTCTGATGCGAGTTCCTTCAGGTGCTTTTCGCTCTTACCCAGCGCGTAAACGGCAACGGGTGCGTTGTCCAGATACTTGACGAGCAATGCTTGCTGAGTAGGGTTCAGCGTGTCGCGCACGACTGCTTCACATTCCTCAACGTCTGCGGCCTTGATCGACTTCTTCCCTTCCTCGTAGGCTTGAACCCGTTGCTGCCATGCTGCTTGCGCGGCCTTCTCGGTTTCTTGCTTCTTGGCTTGAGATTCGTCGAACTTGCGTTTCTTCTCGGTCCATTCGATCAGTGCGGCCTCAAACTTATCGGCGTCGTACTCATCTTCAGGATTGCCGGTCGGATTCGCCAGGGTTGGCTTTGGTCCAAGTGTGTCGTCTTCTTTCGGTTTGCTAGCCTCTTTCAGGGCATCGGCTTCCCGCTTCAGTCGCGCATTCTCAGAACGCAGCTTTGCCCATGCGGCACGGTCTTTCGGTACATCTGCATCAGCTTGGGAAGGCGAGTCCCCATCGATAGTGATAACAATCTCGTCGCTATCCTCTTCTGCCTGCTCGCTTTGCTCTGTCTGCCCGTCTGGCGTTTCGGCTTGCGCCTCTTGCTCGACTTCCTGATCCAGTTGCGGCTCGGCTTCGGTTTCCAGCGTGATTTCGTCAACCACTGTTTCTGCCTGTTCAGTCATTTATCCCCTTACAAACTCACAGATTCTGGTTCTGCGGCAACCACGCGAGCATGATAGTTAAAAACTATTGGCTTTGCAAAGGATTTTGTGGTTGGCTTTCTTGTGCAAATGCTTGCTGAAGTTGCGAGGCTGTATCCAACAGACTTGCACGCTCAGAAACCTTCATGTCAGAAAGCGTCTTGGCTGTTTCAGCCTGCGATTGTTCAGCCTTAGCAATTGTCAGCACTGTGTCTGCTTGTGCCTTTCCTGCCTTGGCTTGCGCCTCTTGTGCCGCTGCTTGCAGGTATTGGGCGTTAGGATCAGGTGGCGTGTTTTGAGCTTCTGCGGCCAATTCTTCCTTCTCGGAGTCGGTAGGCTTGACAACTCCCATGCGTACCAGATTCTTGCGGAAGTAATCCCGTATGTCTGCCAGCCCTTCGCCTTCGATGTTCATCATTGTGGCCGCTTGCAGCACGCTCAAGGTTTGCGGGTCTTGGCTCAAAGACATCATGCCGGTCAATGCGCGAACCGTTGCGGCGCGACGGCTTGACGACGATGGGCCAACATCCACATTGACGTCATAGCGGGCCTTGGTGATGTCGTTCTGACGGTTTACCTTGCCAGCCTTCTGGTCATACATTGGCTGCATCAGTTCAACCGTGCCAGTCTCACCACCAGACCCAAGCGTCTTCATCTTTCGGCCCTCTTCAACATAGATGTCGCGGGCCATTGACAACCAAACCTCACCAGCACGGCGCATGGCCTTGGCGAAGTTGGACATGTAGATGAAGACCTGCATGTCCAATCGAGTCTGGATCAACTCGACGGCCTTGCCTGACATGTTTGGCTGCAATTGCTCGCCAGCCTGGGCATTGCCTAGGATGTCGCTCATGTCCTGCTCAGTCAGTTGCAGGAGCGCGGCCATAGCTGGAGGCAGGTTTGGCGACTTGGTGTAGCCGATTGGACCGGCTGCGGTTGGTTGCCCGTTAGCATCCTCCATGTCATTGACCAAACCAAACGGGTATCGCTTGATCGGATCATCTGCCCAATACTGCTCAAGGCCAGCGACTTGGCGACGTGTGAAGATTGGCTTCTCGACAGGAGACAGTGCGGAAATTTCACCCAAGCGTGACAATTGCATGTTCTTCAGGCGCTGCGCATCCTTGGCGAGTCGAACGTGGCCCATGTAGCGCTCGATACCATCAACAAACCAGCGCTTGCCATAGACCGGGATGACTGGAATGCAGTTGCCAGCGATGTATCCGCAGTCTTCCAAGATGCCCGCCCCGCTCATCAGGTACTTATGCACCTTCTTGCGCTTGGCTTTCTTTTCGCCTACCTGCTTGAACCCGACAGCCTTCAAAAACTCCAGTTTCTCAGGAGTCAGTTCAGCCTCAGGCAATCGCATCTCTTCCGCATTAGGATCAAGTCCCTCAAAGATGTATACGCTTTCCTTGACTTCCTCAATCTCGTAGTACTCGGCAACGTACACGACATCAGGCGTGAACCAGTCAAACTCTGTGCTGTTGACTTCTTTAGGCCATGAGGCTGGATCTTCTCCAAACTCCTCCTCAAACGCGTCATAACTGTATGGGCTCAGAACCCAGCAACGTGTCGCATCTGACTTGTCCTGACGCTTTGCATCGACGTCAAAGTAAACGCACGAATCGGCATCAAAAATAGGCTCGAATCTGATTCGCTGATGATCGTTGTCGTCGTCTTCATCGTCTTCGTAGCTCGCGCACAGACGGAAAGCGCCGAAACCACCGCCGACAGCCTCTTCAAAGGCGTTGTCATACGCCTCTTGAGCGCCTGAATCCTGTTCATCGGCCCTATACAGGCCATCGCACGTATCAGCTAGGTCATCATCGTTTGATCCATCCTTAGCCGTGAAGTCAACCGTGATGCGATTGTTGCGATATTCGTTGATGATGCGAATGACCGCCAGATGCACTTTGTTGAACTCAAACTTTGGCGAGTTCTCAAACTGGTCACCAAGCGCGCCTTCCCACTGAGCCCCGGCAATGGAGTAGAACCGGCGATCCTCAACGCATTGCTTTCGCTCTTCATAGCAAGCCGTTTGGGACTTGTTGAATTGCTGCAATGATCGCTGATGAACCTTGGCTAGTTTCTCTGCTGTGCTGATGGTCATTGTTTGCTACCTTCCGGCAGTTTTTTATCGCCTAGGCTATCTGCCAACTGCTTGGCGTACTCTGAATCTTTGCGGATGCGCTCGACCAATGCAGCAGGAACGGGCATCGGCTGGATGTGATCCACAAACCGCTCCTGCTGCTCTTGGGTTTTGGTTGGCATGGGTTAGATTCTGTAAATGGTTGGGTTCTTCACCTTGATGGCAATAGAACCAGCCGATTTAAAGTCAATCCACAAACGATATTGAGGGGCCAACCCAGAAGACGAGCCAGCAGGTGGTGTTGCTGGGTCAGACTGCCATCGTGCTGGTGATGTTTTCCCGTCAGCTGTCCAAACATCGGCGACGTCACCGCTGTAAAGGATGTAGCCTTCCTCTGTGCCTTGGTTGGTGAACAATTGCATTGCGCCATAGGCCCGGCACCCACTGGATGCCGTGACTTCCACGTCGAGGCCACCAACCCATGATGCTGTGTATGGGATGCCAGCCTCACTTGATCCAGTGTGATCCAGTCGCACAGTGGTTGCCCCTGTTGATGTGATGGTCAACGTCAATTCGTTGCCTGTCCCATCAGCAGCCGCTGCTACTGATGCGGTATAGCTGGCAAGGCCGTTAGTCGCAGCCCTGAGAAGCAAATTTGCCGGGATTGGATCTGTCCCGGTCATTTGCTGAACTGTGCCACCTGTTGCGGTCAAATAGCCTGCATTCGGATACAGTTGCGCCGATGAGTTCAAGGGGTCCGTACCGTACGACTTCCGCTTGGTCAATATGCGAGGGAACAAATCTGTGGCTGCGTACAGACCGACAAAAGAACCTTGTCTAGTGGTTGCGTGCGTGCCGTCTGCGCTGTAACCAGACTTGAACGAAATTGATGTGGCAGTTGTTGATCTGGACCAAATTTGATCGACAGGGTCAAACAAATGAACGCCCAACACACCTTGATATGTTTGTCGCATCGCGGCGTTAATGGAATGGACCACCCCGACTGCTGACGACCCAAGTGAGGTTGCGCCTGGCTCCGTACAAACGATGACGATCTTTCCCGCATTCAGCAACTGCCGAACCCGATCCAAATGTCGCGCCATCACGATTTGCTGCACGTTGGCAAGAGTCACTGCATTGCCGTCTACATCGGTGTAGCCTGCGCCGCCAGCTTGGGAAATGTCATTGACGAACGGGTACCCGATGATGGCGATATGCGACCCGTCAGTTAGCATCGGCGCAAAATTCGCATAGGCAAAATATTGGTCAGACCGATCGCCACTGTTAGCGTATTCAGCGACGACATCAAAAGTGTTGCCCATGTACGCATTTGCCTGGGCAACCCAGCTTCTGCCCTGGGTTCTTTTCCCGCTAATGCGGTAGTCAGCGGTACGCGAATCGCCTATCAATGAGGCCTTATAGCCATTTGCGCTGATGCCGCTATTGCGCAACACCGCCCGGCTCGCGTCGTCCAGCACCGTTTGGCCGGATGCTGCATCGTACTCCCCCGCAATCTCAACATGCGGAGCCGCAGAATCAGCACCAACGTAATAGGTAATCGCCCCGCTTTGTGAGTTGATCGTGATAGGCATGGCAAACGG